CACCCAGGACTTGCCGCTTGTTACTATGGCGATCCATATTTTTACAGTTTATAATCACTGGCCCTTCAAATATTCAAAAAAATATTTTTGCACTTTAAAGAACTAAAGTAAACATCCTAAAGAATACGTAGCATATCCATCATGCAGTTACCACACGGCCAGGCTAAAAATCCGTGCATAACTTATATTATGGCCGGATTTTTAAAGCTTTTCTGACTGTATGGGTGGGGGGTGTTTTTAAATAATTTACCCATTTATTTCCAAAAAATCGACCTTAACCCATCCACTCACCCACCAAGGCTAAAAAACCATCGATACACCACAAAAGCAAAACTGGAAATTTTCACACCATTTTGTATCGATAATGCAATCGTAAACCCATTGAGAATAAACCCATTTTCATCAACACGACAATTTCCAATTCTCCATTTCAACCCCCACAACCCAAAAATAATCCAATAAAAATAAAGGCTCTAACGATACACCATTCACATCAGCACCCATAGGTCTTCCTATTCAGACTCAAATACGCCATATAAATCAATAACAATCTCCACTTTAATCCCCATAAAAACCAATCATTCACGATACCAAATATTTCGCATTGAATCGTCTCCTCGTAGACGCAAAACAAAAAGATGACCTTTACAGGCCATCCAATTGATCCTCAAAAACAAGCTTAGTTTCGTCAATATCATCTTCGACTTCATTATCAGCCATATTTTTATTATTTATTTTCTTTCTTTTTTTCTTACTCTGTTTATCCCATCTCTTGATATTCTTTTCAATAACTTCCCTAAGCCAGCTATTTCTATACTCTTCTAGATCAGCTAAACGCGGAAATATATAATGCTCAAATTTATATACTTTAACTTGCTTCCCCTGAACATTTCTGAATCCAGTTGGTTTTAAATCAGAAGCCAATAAATACATCCTGTTCATTTTTACAATGATTTTATGTACCTTATCTTTTGACAATCCAAGCATTTTTGAAATAGAATCTATTGACCACTGAGTTTTCCCTTCTTCTGATTTATTTTTTCCTTTCTTTAATAAGCAATACATTGCAATTTCTTCACTTGATAATCCATTATCCAAATAATATTGTATTAGATTTAAATCAACAGAAACATACTGATCATCTTTATCTTCAGGCTTATCATACCATTCTCCTTTTTCATTTTGAGTCCTAATCGTATGAGGATAATCTATTGCCTTAACTATTATTACTTCATTGTCTTTATACCTATCCCATCTTGTAATATCACAAGTAATGATTTTATGTTTAATGAGTATCTTAAACAACTCATAAGTTCTATCCATAGTAAAGCCAGTTTCTTTTTTAAGTAACTTAATACTCGTTAAAAAGAAATGCTCACATTCTTGATTTTTTATCCTAAATTTATATAGCGTCAAATACAAAAGAATTACATCACAATTTGTTTTTGATATTAACCCATCCTTATCAAACCAATTTGATTTTATTAGAATATGGTCATCTACAAAATTCATTTTACAATATGTCTCCTTTGATTAACATAATGCTGATTAAAATTATTTTTTATATTCTCATTCAAAAAACAAGCGAAGCGTCTAATTAATGTTCGCCAAACGTAAGTTGGTGAACATAGATATTATTATATATATTAGTTCTAACTTATTATAATAAGTTAATTCCATCCGTTTTTCGGCCTTTTTGTCAAGAAATTGACTCGATGAAGCGGTACCCTTTTGGCATTTTGTCAAAGTTAATTTTTACCATATTCACAAATAAGCATTGATAATTAAGGATTTTTTGGAGTGTACCTCCCTGTCCGTTTTTCGGCCTTTTTGTCAAAGTTTTAGCCCTTAAAGTGGGGGTCTTTTGAGCATTTTGTCAAGGAATTTAGCTTTTTTGTGGTACCCTTTTGGCATTTTGTCAAAACACCATTAAAAAACTATTGAAAAATAAGGTGAATTTAAGAGTCATTTTGTCAAAGTATTTTTACTCTGATTTTTCATTTTGTCATTGTACTCTTTAATGGCAGCTTGCAGATCTTCAGTAATTTGGAATTGCCAGAATGGTAATGATGTTTTCATATGAAAACCAGAACATATGTATCTAAAATTCTTAGACAAAAGAAATTTGAGCAAGCGTTTATCATAGCAATAAAAGAAGCTCATAGATGACCCTCCATCAGATTACTTTATAATTATTTATAAAATAATAAAATTCAGAAGTCATATAGCATCCAAGGGTAAAACCATTCGGAATGATTATTATATCCCTAAAACAAACAAAATTATTATAAATTGAGATACAGAATCGGCGTTAAGCCGACTCTGTATCCAAACTTTCTGTTTGTTCATTTGTAAAATCAATCTTCAATAGGTCTTGCAAGAATGTATGTCTTCTAAAATTTTCAACTTTCCCAATCGCATAGTTCAACGTTTCAGCTTGGGTAAGCAGCACACATTTTTCCTTGGCCCTTGTGATAGCAGTATAAAGTAAATTTGCGCTTAATTGAAATTTGTGGGATTTATCAGCGACAATTAGAACGGCTGGAGCAGCATCACCTTGACTTTTATGTATAGTAATACACCAAGCATGAAGTAATTGTCCTACTTCGTTAAAATTCATTCTAACCTCTCCAATATCATTGAAATCAATAATTATACCATTTTTATTTTTTTCTTTATGTTTTTCGATTTCATATTCTTCTGGATTATATTTATGTTTGTTTTTATTTAAGTTTTCTTCTGCGTCTTTAACAATATCAACAAGAACGCCTTTGTCTCCGTTTACAAGTTCGATAGTTTCATCATTGTAATTGCAAATATCATACATATTTTGTGTGTTAATTATGTAATCTCCAACTCTAAACAAAGTAATATCTCCATAAGGATGCTCTTTTTTATAACCATCTTGAGGGTTTATTTTTTCTTGGACGTATTTATTTATTTCTACCGTTCCAATTTTACCCTTTTTGGTTGGAGACAATAGCATAATATCTTCGGGTGGATACATTTTTAAATAAGCATCATAGTAATGTTTATATCCGTTTTCCATATGACCCTGTTCTACACAATGAAGAATAAAGTCATTTCCAAATATTTTCTTCCCAGAAAAATCATTTGACACAAATTTTTCTTTTAGCCTTATTTTTGTTGCGATATCTATGATGCCCCCTTCTTTTTGACGGAAAATAATATCAAGAACAGTTTTAGGAATCTCTCCGGATTCAATTAAATCATGTAAAATATTTCCTGATCCTACTGCTGGAAGTTGGAATACATCGCCTACAAATAATATTCTTGCTTTCGGGTTTTTAATTTTTCCTAGCATCATACTTCCAATAAAAATGTCCATCATGCCAGCTTCATCAACAATTATAAAATCTTCAGTTATTTCAACTAACATTCTTTCATTTTTATCTTGACCCCATCCAATTTTTCTATGTATGGTTGTTGCTTTTACACCAGTATATTTTGTAGAGACTTTAGCTGCTTGAGCAGATGGAGACATAAACGTATATGTAAGTTTAAGTTCATTAAGAAGTTCTACTAGGAATTTTAACATTTGCGTTTTGCCTGAATTTCCTGTAACAACAATCCTTCCTTCTCTTCTCATTATCCACATGCCAGAAGGAACAGTAAAACAATATTTATATCCATCAATAGGTTTAACTTCTTTAAATTTTGTTTTTTTATCAGATGTTCTAGAAATAAGAGACACTTGACTATTTTTGTTTTGTGTAATTACAAGTTGATATTCTATTCTTTTTCTTATGTATTTTTCATTGTTTTTATAAGATTTTCCTGTTCTATTATATGTTCTAATAGTTGTTCTATAACCTTGAGTTGTAAAAGCAAATTGTATAAAATCAATTGTTTCTTTTTCGCAAGAAGAAAAGGTTCTTCTTCCATTTTCATATATGGTTCCATCCCAATATAGCACTTCGTCACAAATTATTTTTAATTGCTCGTTCGAACAATTATACCATATCGAATCATATTTTTTAGTACGTAATGGAGAATTAAAATAAAATTCAGTATATCCATCGTCCCTTTCTCTAATTTTATATTTTATTTTTAAATCGTTAAGTAATTTTATTAATCTATTTTTTTTTCTATCTTTTTTTAGATTTATTCTTACCTTTGTTCCGTTTTTATTAGTAAAATGTCCATCAGCAATTACTGCAACCATTATTCTTATTTCTTCATCAGTTAAATTAATTCCCTTACCTTCTGTGTATTTAAATGTTGTAATAAATCTTCCATTAAATCCACACAAATTATTTTCGTGTCTTTTCTTTACTTCATAAAATGGTAATTTTGCTAAATGTCCTTTACTAGTTAAATATACAACATTATGTTCGTCCGATAAACATTGATTGATGCTTCCAGACTTATTTTTAATTAATGTCATTTTATTTTCTGGTATTTTAATGTATCTAGAAGGACAAACTAACGAAGCTGTACCATCTTTGTTATATTGTAATACTTTTTCCCCTTCGTTATATTCGGAAATCTTTTTCCACTCATGTCCATTAAAATATTCTGTTTCTGCATCAACACATCCAGCATACCCAACGAGCATACCAACTCTATACTTCTTAATCATTTCAAAAAAGCCACGTTGCTGATCTGTTAAACTAAATCCATATTTCTTTTCCATTCGTTCAATAAAATCATTAACATCAAAGTGTAATTCTTCGTTGTCTGCAAGCATTTCTTTTAGTTTTTTAGCGATAAAATACTCTGCATTATATGTCCTTTGTAAAGCGATCTTATCATCAATTATTTTTAATCCATCAGTACTCTCAATTTCTTTTTCAATTTCACTTTCGCTTAACTCAAGGATTTCACTAGCTGATTTTAATAGCTCATTTCTTTTTATGTATGTATGACCGTTTTGCTGGTTTTCCTCAATGGTGTATTTAATACCGCACCTAATTCTATTTGGATCGTTATGCTTGATACCCATTTTTTTTGCAATAACATCTGCTTTTTTGAATCCAAATCCGCTTACTAAAGTAATGATATATGGGTTTTCTTCTAATTTCTGAACTGCTAATTGTCTTGTTCCACCTAATTCTTGTGCAAGTTTCAATATTGTTTCATATGTAATTCCGTATTTACCGAATTTACTTAGGATTTCTTTATACTCAATGGTTTCCATAAGTTTTTGATAGATACGCTCAAAGACAACTGGACCGAAACCATATACTTTATTAAAATCAAATTCCCTATTTTTAATAAGCTCTATTATATTGTCATTTTCTGAATATACTTTATATACCTCTTCAAGTTGTAAAGGTGTCATAATAGTAGCGAGATATTCCTTTTGTCCTTCTGTGGTATCAGGAATATCTTGATATACGGAAATGCATTTATAGCTCGCACCATATTTTGCATTAATTTCAGCTAACTCAAGTATTGCTTTATATTCGATTCCAAGGTCAAGTCTTGGCATTATGCCTTTTATCGAACAATTTCCGTATTGATTTAATTGAACCGTAGGGTCTTTAGTTGAGCAAGCATAAATCCTAAAATCTCCATTTTGATAAATTAATTTTTCTGGCATTAATGTTGTTTCAATAGTTGACATTGACTCTCTCCTTTTTTTATTTAATATTCAATATTTTATTTAATTTCATTTTCTTTTCTTGAGAAAGGTTCCTTTGTCCTGATAAAAACAATGAAAGCATTGCCTTGCTAACTCCAATCTTTTCAGCTATGTATTTGTGTTTTAACCCCTTTTGATCGATGATTTTTCTATAATTCAAAAAAGCAACCCCTCTCTTTCGGTTAATTTTAGTTTACTAACACAAAAAATAATAACCAACATATGTTGGCTATTTATATATAACATATTTTATTTTTAAAAGTCAATATTTTGAAAAACAAAAATTCAAAAATCATCAACTTCTATTATCAATAATTTCTTTCGCTTTACTTTTCAATTGCGCCCCAAGACCATTGCCAACTGATTTTAACAGTTTAAGCATCTCTTCCCTAGTCAACTCATCAAAAATACTGTCATCATTATATTCAAACATACCCACGCCAGCCAGGTTTACTTTGCGTTTTTTATTGATGTAGTTATTATAGGCTACTGTAGGACTACTCCAATTCCCTTGGGCAGTAATTGCAACCATATCTCCATTTGTAAATTCATCAACCCACATGACTCCCGCTTTTCTTAAACTGTGAAAGCTTATATTCCTCTTTGGATCAAAACCAGCTTTTTTTATTAGGCGTTTCATCATCTCGTCTATTGCCGTATTGCTAATATCAAAAATAATTTCATCTTCGCTTTTGTTACCGTGTGCTTCTTTAATTAATTTATAGAGATTTTCATGTATTTCTTTTCTTATTAATTTTGATTTATCAAAGAAGTCCGTTTCAATAATATATGTGTTCTCTTTTTCTTCACTTTTTTTAAAATGGGATAATTTTAATTTTCGAATTGCGTTTTTTCTGATGCTGGTTGTTCCAGCAGTAAGAATCAATGCTCTTTTTTTGAGGCCATCTCTTTGTTCTGTCAATGCCAAATCTGCTAGTAACCAAACTTCATCGGGTGTTAGAAAGTCAATATTCTCTGTGTCGTCTGGGAGATCCTTTACTTGTTTGAAAACAAAAGGGTTAACTTTATATTCGCATCCTTTGAGGAAAAAATACAGACTTTTGATTACATTTACTTTTCTGTTGACAGTATTATTTTTAAATTCACCAGAATCAACAAGAACATTTTGATATTCATAAGCTTCTGGGAGAGATATTTTTAAATCTTCTGGAGTTAAGCGCTCTAATTCTTTGTGTTTAACTATTTTAAAAAATAGGCGAATGTCATTTTCGTAGGCTTTAGCAGTATTCTTACTTCTTTTAGAGCGGTATCGAATAAAAGTTTGAATATTTTCGAATACAGATTTATTTCTCAGAATTTCAACATTCTCTAGCGCAAGCATTTATTTCCTCCTCCTTGTTTATGTTCTGTCAAAGCAAATTATATTATAATTATTTATTTTAGTCAATATTTAATATTTTATTTTTAAAAACCTTGACTTTTTGATATAAAATATTGTATTTTAACAATGGAAATCAATGCTACATTGCAATTGATTTCTTGCGCCACACTCACTTTTCAAAGGGGGCGATAATAATAAAAAAGGAGAGATTGTATGAACTTTTCAAAGTTAAGTTGGCAAGATCTTTATTATGATGGAGTTCTTGATGAAAGATGTGAATTATTTGATGAAGATTGTCAAGAAATTATAAGAATACATAATGAAGATGAATGGGATTTATTATCTTTTAAAAGTGAAGATGAGTATTGGAATAGTTTGGATACTGATGATGATTGGGAATTACAACTTTTAAGAGGTCAAGTTTCTCGAAAAGGGGTGAATAAGAATTAGTTTGGATAAACAAGTTTACATTTACTCTGTAGATACAAATGATTTTTATATGGACAAGGAAGTTAAGATACACAAAGTATTGAGTCGAGCATATTACTTAAGAAATCAATTAAAAAAAAGAGCTAATCAGGAACCTTCAAAAATTATTGAGGGTCGCTTATCGAATTTAAATAAGAGAATAAAAAATCTTAAAGATTCTCTGCGAGATGAATTTGAAAAAAATAAAGGGATTTTGAGGACTCTTCCCGAAGATGTTGTCATAGATAAAAAAATAATATCAGTTTTTGATTCTGTATTAACCAGAACTTTGAATATGAAAATCAATCAGATAAACGATGAAATAATTGTTGTACAAACATATTTCTTTGATATTCTAAAAGAATTGATCTTTAATGGTTTCGTATTTAAAGGTGAGAAATACATATGCTTTACGGCTTCAGCAGGACAAATAAGAACAAAGAAGACAGTTTTTATAAAAGAGAAAATATATGAGCAACATAAAAATAGTTTAATGTGTGGTCTTACTCCTGAACGAATTAATTCACTAAATGGAGTTAATATTAACAAATATCTTGCTTATCTAGCCTTATGCAATAGTGCAACTGACGAATGGTTCTTTGATTTAGACAGAAGTATTGTTGTTGATGATATGGAACTGACTCTCAAAGACACAGTCGTAGATTTTATTGACGAAAATACATTTGAAATCTCACGTTGCAAAAAAGATGTTGTAATCAATCATACTGATGGCTGCGGAATGATTTTACCTCAATTAAGCAAAAAGAACTTTATGATTCGTATGCCTTGGATTAAAGGATTACTTGTGTCCTTCCCTTTTGATAAATATATAAAAGAGCATAATTGTAGTCCAGTTATTAAAGATATATACGGGAAGGAATACAACATTATAAAAGATAACATTCAGATTATATTTACTAAGAGTCAGTTTAAAATGTGGAAATATTATTCTTCTTGGGATGAGTATAAGTCTTTATTTAGATTGCATAATTCAAGGATTGGAATATGTAATGAAGAAGAAGATGAATTAGATGATAAACGGTTAAATTATCAAATGCTCCAAACGCTAATTGATATTACTGACAAAGAAATAAAGCAGATTACCAAAAAAACGAATGAAAAAATAGCGAATTTAAGTCATGATCGAAAGACGATGTTAAAAGTATTTGGGGTAAGTAAAAATAGACAAGATTTAAACTCATTCCAAAGGGCATTGCTGCTATATCCTGAGTTATTAAAGGATGAATATACAAAGCACACTATACAGCAAATTAAGCGGAAATTAGTGAGGGAAGGCAAAGCCGGGAAAGTTGATGTTGAATCAAAATATGCTTTCGTTTGTCCAGATCTTTATGCTTTTTGCGAATATTTATTTTCGGGAAAAGAAAATCCATCCGGTTTGTTGAATGAGGGTGAGGTTTCATTTTCTGAATATGAAAATGAAAGAGAGTTGGATTGTTTAAGAAGCCCTCATCTTTATATGGAACATGCGATTAGAAAAAATGTTTTGAACGAAAAAACAAGGAAATGGTTTATTACAAAAGGAATTTACGTCAGCATACACGATCCTATAAGTAAGATTTTGATGTTCGACAACGACGGAGATAAGCTTTTGGTAGTAGCGGATGAAAGTATTGTTAAAGTTGCAAAAAGAAATATTGAGAAATATGATATTGTTCCTTTGCACTACAACATGCGAAAAGCGGACAATCATATGATTACAAAAGAGATGATTTATTCGGGTCTAGTAACTGCATACACAGGGGGGAATATTGGAATTATCAGTAATGATATCACAAAGATTTGGAATAATGATGAAATTAATTTAGATGCTATTAAGCGTTTATGTGCTTTTAATAATTTTGTGATTGATTATGCTAAAACATTATATAAGCCCGAAATTCCAGAGAGATACAAAAAAGATATATCTGATTATATAAAACAAAAACTACCCCATTTTTTTATTTATGCAAAACAGAAAAGTGAAAGTAACGTCGCTCCAACAAATAATAGTACAATGAATCGGATTGCGAAATCTGTGATTGATAAAAGGTTAATTATCAAAAAAATTAATGTCGGAGATTTTGATTATAGAATGCTTATGAATGATCCATCATTAACATCATATGAGGATGAATTAATTAAAAAATATGTTTCTCTAGATAAACAAAATGCTTATGAAGGTGTTAATTCCATACACAAGAAAACGACCAAAGATAATGTTAAAGAATATTTGGACATTAGAAAAGAAATGGAAGAATATTGTATCTCAAGAGAAATAGATATTCAGGAAGCAGTTGATCATTTCATTCTATATTTGTTTAGAGAAAGAAAAAGCAAATTTAAAACAACATTTTGGAGTTCATTTGGTGATATTGTTGTAAGTAATATTCAAAACAATTTAAAAAGACTTGGATTAGAAAAATCTATTGTTTGTGACACATGTGGAAAAAGGATAAAGAAAACTTCTAATAGAACGAAATATTGCAATGATTGCTGGAAATTAAAACAAAAACAATGGCAAAAAGAAAGTATGAGAAAGTTAAGATCGAAATAACATGTGAAGTTTTAGAAAAATCACTTATATATCAATGGTTTTTTTGCTTTTATTGCATGTAATCACAAAAACTTTTAAACAAAAAACGTAGATTTTTCAATAATATTTTCGACCATATAATTTTATATCTTAAAAATAAGGAGTCTTTTAAGGAGAGCCGTAACTTAGAAATTTCAAAAACGGAAGTTTGGCACTCCTAATAACAAAAATCACAATAAAGGGAGATTGATAAAATGAATAAAGTTGAATTGGTAAAAAAAGTAGCTGAAAACCTAGGTATTCAAAAGAAGGATTCTGAAGCTGTAGTTTCTGCTGTCTTTGAGACAATTGGTGAAGCTCTTACTTCTGGAGAAGAAGTTAACGTTGCAGGTTTCGGACGTTTCGTTGTAAAGGAGACGAAAGAACGGACAGCTAGGAATCCTAAAACGGGTGAAGCAGTTACTGTTCCTGCTTCTAAAAAGCCTGCATTTAAGCCAGCCAAAGCTCTAAAAGAATCCGTTAAGGGTTGATACATATATAAGAGGGGTGATTATCACCCCTCTTTTTAATTTACCTGAAGATGAGGTAACTGAATGAATAAAAATAAAAAAACATACGTCTTAGACACAAACGTTCTTCTGTCTGATCCAAATGCTATTTATTCATTCGGAGACAATAATATTGTGCTTCCAAGTGTGGTTCTTGAAGAACTTGACTCAAAGAAAAAATTGATGGATGAGATTGGACGGAATGCACGTTATATTTCGAGAGTTTTAGATGAACTTCGTCAAGAATCTAGTCTTCATGATGGAGTGCCGTTACACAATGGTGGATTTTTAAAAGTAGTAATTCACAAACAAGACTCTACTATTTTTGATACCTTTCATGATAATAAAAATGATAATGCTATTATAGCTGTTGCTAAGGACTTAGCGAAAATTAATCCTAATACTATTCTTGTCAGTAGAGATGTATTAGTTCGTGTTAAAGCGGATATTGTATCTGTAAAATCTGAAGATTATCAGCATGATAAAGTCGTTGAGTCGGAAGACGAGCTATACAAAGGTTACTCTGAAATTTATGTCGAAGACGAATTAATTGATGGTTTTTATAAAGAAAAATCAATTGAAGTTAGCGCTGAACTAAAAGCCTTTCCAGACAATCATTTCTTTTTACTAAAATCAAATATTAATAATAACAAAACGGCAATTGGACGAAAATCAAAGAACAAAATTATTTCTTTGTATAATTACAATGGATCAGATGTAGTTTTTGGACTGAAACATAAAAATGTTCAGCAAATGATGGCACTTGATTTGCTTTTAGACGATTCAATTCCTATTGTAACTCTTTCAGGAAAAGCTGGAACGGGAAAGACACTTCTTGCCTTAGCTGCCGGTCTTTATCAAACATTAGAACAGCATAAATATAACAGAGTACTTGTTGCAAGACCAATTGTTCCAATAGGCAAAGATATTGGTTACTTGCCCGGAGAAAAAGAAGAAAAGTTGCGCCCTTGGATGCAACCGATCTTCGATAATTTAGAATTTCTGTTTAACTGCAAAAATGATTTAGAATTAAATAATTTACTACAGGGATATGAAGATGTAATTCAAGTTGAAGCATTAACTTATATTCGCGGAAGATCAATTCCAAGACAGTTTATAATTATCGATGAAGCACAAAACTTAAGTCAACATGAGGTAAAAACTATTGCCACTAGAATTGGTGAAAATAGCAAACTGATTCTTTGCGGAGATCCATATCAGATTGATAGTCCATATTTAGATATCTACTCTAACGGATTAACTTATATTACTGAGAAGTTAAAGAACTATAATATTTCTGGTCATATAACTTTAACTCGTGGCGAACGATCTACACTTGCTCAGTTATGTGCTGACATACTTTAAAACTTTTTCAAGGGAGAATGATAAAATGGAAGATCAACTTTCCAAAATTCGGAGTTTAAATGAAATTAAAGAGGATGTGTATGCTCTTTATCCAAACGCTGTAAAGGTATCAATTACATTTGAGGGTGATAAAGTAACAGTTACACCAACAGAAAAATATGAAATTGACCCAAGTGCTTTTGAGGAATCAGATGAGGAGTGATTGAATGGCGTTCACTCCTGAAGTAAAGCGCAAGCCTACAGAAGATCTTGATTCTTACTTGATACGACTTGGAGAAAATCTGGAACTTTATGGGCTTACATGGAGTCAAGCCGCAGAACTTTTAAACGAAGAGTGTCAAGAAGAATATAGTGAGGCAAAGTGGCGTAAGGACTATGCAGCCTACCTTCGTTGGAAAAACTTTTTAACTGAGAAGCTAGTTAAAAGTGATGAATATCTAAAGGAAATTGAAGATGCTTCATTGAGTCTCAAAAAAGAGAGAATTAAACTTCAATCTGAAAAAATCGAATATAACAGAATGCTTCGAGAAGATTCAAGAAATGAACTTCTTGAAGAAAAAATTCTAGAAGCAATTAATAATCGCCCCACAATTAATATTCCAGAAATCATAATAAAGAGAAATTCAAATAAGCGCGATTATGTCTTCCCTGTTGCTGACGTTCATTACGGAGCAGAATTTAAACTATTGGGATGGTTAGATGAAATACTAAATGAATATAGTCCCGAAATTGCACAGAAACGTATGTGGAGTGCGCTTGAACAATACGTTAAACAAAATGATATTGACAAAATTAATCATGTACACTTATTTAATTTGGGTGACAGTCTAGACGGTATTCTCCGCATGAGTCAACTTCAATGGATTCGACTTGGTAATGTTGATTCTGCTATTGAATTCGCTGAATTTATGTCTCAATGGCTAAATGAATTATCAAAATATTCAATTGTCGATTATTATGCTGTGGACGGGAATCATACAGAACTTAGGTTACTCAATGGAAAGCGTGGAGACTTTGCTCATGAAAACATGGAGAAGATTGTCTCACATATCATCGCTTGCAACTTAAAAAGAAATAAAAATATAAAAATACATAAATGTAGACCTCAAATGTATGTTGATGTACTTGGAACGAAAATATTGGCTATTCATGGTCACGAAGAGCGCAATTTAGGTGAAAGCATATTTCAGTATGCTCAGATGTATGGGCATCCGGTAGATTTGATGATTTCAGGCCACTTGCATCATTCTCACGAGAAAACTGTGGGTATGAACGGATTAAGAGATATAAAATATTCTCAAGTTCCTAGCGTTGTTGGAATTGATGATTTTTCTTTAAAAATTAAGAAAACATCTAACGCTGGCGCTGAACTGATGGTCATTGAAGAGGGGATTGGAAGAGTGGCTAAATATGAATTTAGGTTAAAGTGACTGGTGACTCTATGAATACGAAAAAACATGAGCAGTATCTTAATCAGAAAAAATTCGAAACTATTGTCTTTGCTTTGGATCAATTGCAAACAATATACAATTTGACAGGTAGATTGGACTCCGATGATTTCATACAGGGTTTAAGTCGTATATATGATATCGCGTTCGATATGGGCAAAATTGATGTGTTAAATCGCAGTATAGCATCTATGTTTTGTGAGATTGACAGGATCGAGGGCAAATGGAATTAAGGAGTGTGTGCGTGTGACAGAAAGAGAAAAATATATTAAACAAAATTTTGAGCAATGGAAAGAGAAATATAAGTTTCCTGATTATTGGGATTTCGAGCTTGAAGCCATGTTTGGCTTACAATATGACTTCATCAATGCTCCTTATGAACATGTGAAAAATAGAAGTCAATTGCTTGATATGATTTTATGTATCCGAAGAAGTTTGAATAATTATTTTAAACAAAGATAATAATGGTATGCTGCCCTCCAGTCAGCCAATGCCATATCATCTAGAACTGGAGGAATGTCTATGGACAATAATTATTATAATAACGATTCATATGATGATTATGATGATGGAGATGAAATTCTTGGTGAATTTTTAATTGACGAACCACCAGATATCGATATTATTCTAATGCCAAAATTTGATTTTGATCTTAAGCAAATTTTTGAAAAATACTATAATTCATTGAAAAAATGTAGAAACAAAGAGCAGATTATGCAAGTTTTAGAGTCCTTTTATTCATATATTAGCAAGGCTGTTTTATTGCAACATGAAATTTCATGTCTTCAAACTAGAGTAAAAGAACTTGAATATAATATTAAATTGTTAGAATTAGATCGAGATTAAAAATAAAAAAACACAAAATCAAAAAGCTGAACAAATACGTTCGGCTTTTTTCTTTTGTGTTTTTTTAGATGGGGAAAAGTCTACAGATGGTAGATTTCGTAAGTTGGCTCTCTCCCGGCCAGTCCCCATCTCTATTTAGGGAGGCAAAGGAAGGTGATAATTATGGCAGGGAAAAGTAAAAAATCTTTAATTGCTAGTAATACCACACAAAAAGAATGTCCTAGATGCAATAAATTCTACCCAATTTCGGGCAAAAGAAAAGGTTTTTATAGTGCAGATGAAATGATATTCCCACAAGGAATTTTTCATATATGTAAAAATTGCGTTGAAGAAATAGTCGAGGAAAATGGTTTTGATGCTTTTATCATTATTCTTCGAACGATGAATAGACCATTTTTATCAGATAAATACAAAGGAAATTGGAAAGATTATTTAAGAGAAGTCAACTCCTTACCCCAATATAAAGATTTAACGTTTGATGACTCGACTTTCGACAATAAAGATTACAAAATTAATAAATTTTCTGATGTGGCGTTTCAAGAAGATCCAATAGAAGTTCAAAATATAACCCCTGAAATGAGAAAAAGATGGTTGGGATTTAAAGATGAAGATATTAGTCAGCTTGAAAGCTTCTATCAAGATTTGATTAATACTTATAGCTCTGATACTCCCATTCAAAGAAACCTATATAAAAACATGGCTATTACACAGTTAAATGCTAATAAAGCAATTGCTCAAAATAGAACAAAAGAATATAAAGATTTGATGGATACAATGAGTAAATTGATGGGTGATGGCAATATTAAGCCCGTTCAAGAGTCAGGGGTTAATGATGGAGGTTTGGCGACTTGGGGGGAATGGGTGAAGAAGATTGAGGAGACTGAACCTATCCCAGAACCTTTAGAACAATTTAAAGATGTTGATGGTATATGGAAATATATTAGTAAATGGTTCGTGAATCATTTCGCAAAAGTGTTTGGAATATCGAATGATAATCAGGCAGACATAGATATGTTGCTTGATAATGGTGATGCAAATGGCAGGGTATAAATACTTTGAAGTTGATAGAAATAAATATAAAAATGGAATTCATGATATATACAAAAAGACTAAAATCGTAAATAACACGTCTGAAATAAAGAGTAAAGATGAAAGGATAAGAGAAGGATTTAAGAGATGGACTTCTTTTTATCGTGAGAATATTCATAGATTTGTACTTGATTATTTTGGTATAAAACTACATCTGTTTCAAATGATACTTTTGTACATGATGAACAAAGTATCATTTTTTATGTATTTGGCAGCGCGTGGGCAAGGCAAATCATTCATTATAGCTGTTTATTGTTGTGCTCGTGCAGTATTATGGCCTTCCACTAAGATCATTTTAGCTTCGGGTACAAAAGGTCAAAGTAAATTGATAATAACTCAAAAAATACAAAAAGAACTGATGACCAAATTTCCGAATTTGGCACGAGAAATAAAAGAAATTAAAACTGGTAATAATGAATGTAGTGTAATATTCCAGAATGGCAGTACTATTGAAGCAGTAACAAGCACAGATAACGCTCGTGGTTATCGTGGAAATATTCTTATTTTAGATGAATTTAGACTAATCAAAGAGGAAAATGTAACGAAAATTCTCCGTCCATTTTTGAATACAAATAGACAACCTCCCTATCTTATGAAACCAGAGTATTCCCATTTACAAGAAGAAAATAAGGAAATATATATATCTTCAGCATGGTATAAGAACAATTGGATGTGGGAAAAGTTTAAGGCATTTAAAAATTCGATGATTCAAGGGAAGGATTATTTTGTTTGTGCTCTGCCATACCAATTATCAGTTTTTCATGGGTTATTGAGCAAAAAGCGTGTTGAGGAAATGAAAACCGAAGATGACTTTGATCCCATTTCGTGGTTAATGGAGATGGAATGCTTGTTCTTTGGTGAATCAGAGCACGCTTTTTTTAAACTTGACGATATTCAATCCTGTAGAACTCTTGTCAAGCCTTTTTATCCAATATCTGATATTGAGTATGTCACACAAAAGGATAAGCGTAGTAGAAAAAGTACCAAACAAGAAGGCGAAATAAGAATCATCAGTGTTGACGTTGCTATGATGGGCGGAAATGACAATGACAATACTATTTTTACATGTATGAGATTACTACCTTCTGGTGAAAAGTATATCAGACAAGTTCCATATATAGAAAATATGAATGGTTCTCATACACATTTACAGGCGATCAGATTAAAACGTTTATTTTATGATTTCGAAGCAGATTATGTTGTTATGGATACAAATGGCAATGGCCTATCTCTATACGATGATTGTTCAAAAGTCTTATATGACGAAGATCGAGATGTTGAATATCCAGCTTGGTGTGCTTTTAACAACGATGAAATGAGAAATCGTGCTTTAGATAAAAATGCTTTACCAATTATTTATTCAATTAAAGTGGTTAAACAAGAAGTTAATCACGAAATGGCTGTGTTCTTGAAGACCGATTTTGAAAAAAAGAATATAAAATTATTGATTAATGATATTCAAGGTAGAGACTATTTGATTGACAAAATGGGATTTTTGAATAAATCACCAGAAGAACAGGCGGATCTTTTAAAGCCTTATATACAAACAACAGCATTAATAAATGAAATGGTAAACCTCGAATATGAAGTAAGAAATGGATTTGTAAAAATCAAAGAAGTCGGCAGAAATAGAAAAGATAGATATTCAAGTCTTGCTTATTGTAATTATTTTGCGAGACAACTCGAAGCTAAGTTAAAAAAACAAGGTAAGGCTATTAATCCTCACAACTTTATACTCATGCGTAAAGCGAATGTTTATGCTCATCGCTAGGAGGTGATTTATATTACTGAAGTTCAAAAAACACAAGAAGAATTGCAAATTAAAAAACAGAAAGAAATTTTCGAAAGATGGTTCGTCAAACTTAAAGGTATTAATTTAATTGACTTATCAATAGATAAAAATAGTGTTGTTGGAGCATTTAAAAAAGAAGATTTAAGGAGATATTTAAAAGATATTTCTAACGAAACAAATCAAAAAAATTTACGTAAGATAAGTCGTCACTTGTACCGTTCTTCTTCACATTATCGAACGTTGATTAATTATTACTCTACTTTATATAATTTCGATTATGTTATCGAAGGATTTGGTCTTAGTCCAGAAGATATAAAAGATAGGTCTAAATATAAAAAGTCATATTTTAAATCTGTAGACTTTATTGAACGAATGAATATAAAGCACGAATCCATAAAAATACGATTTAATACTTATCTAGATGGCGTTTTTTATGGATTTGTTCGTTCCGCTAAAGATAGTTTTTATATTCAACAATTAGATCCTGATTATTGTAGAATTACTTTTATAAATTACGAAACTGGACAATATGGCTATTCGTTTAACTTCAATTTATTTGTTAGTAAGCCACAATTACTTGATTCTTATCCAGAAGAATTTAGAGAAATATTTAATTCAATAAAAAACTCTAAATCAGGGAAAGATTACTGGCAAAGAATAGACTCTCCAAATGCAATTTGCATAAAAGCAGTACCAGATATGTTTCCCATTCCCCCTCTGGTTGGAGTCTTTGAAGGTATTTTAGATATTGCTGATTTTAAAGCATTAAGTAAAGGAAAAGAAGAAATCGGAAATTATCTATTATTATCACATCAAATTCCAATGAAAGATTCTAAAGAAGCAGAAGTGAACGATTTTTTAATTTCCGAAGATTTTGTTCGTTTGTTTCATGATAATGTAGCTGCCAATCTTCCAGAGCAAGTTGGTTTAGTGACAACGCCTATGAAAATTGAAGCCATCAAATTTGAGCGTGATACGGCTGATAAAAATAAAGTAGCGGAAGCTACTTCTCAATTCTGGAATGAAGCTGGTGTATCAGAGTTACTGTTTGGAAATAATAATTCAAGTGCTGCTTTAAAATACTCAATTCAAGCTGATGAAGCATCGCTATCCCCTTTAATTGAAGATATCCAAAGGTGGGTTAATGAATATTTAAAGGTTAACTTAAAAGGTGCAAATAAATTTAGAGTGAGAATTCTTTATACTACTAAATTTAATGTTAAGGATTATTTTGATACTCGTTTAAAGGCTGCACAATTTGGATTCCCAGTTAGGAATGAGATTATGGCTATTATGGGTCTATCACCTAGCGCAATCTATGCTAATACATTTTTAGAAAATGAGATATTGGAATTAGATAATAAACTTATCCCACTTAAATCTTCTCATGTGGGTGATGCTTCTAATAATAATGCTGGTCGTCCAAAAGCTAATGATGAAGATTTGACTGATTCTGGTGCAGCAGTTAGGGAATCAGTTGGAGAATAAGCTTTGTAAGGAGGTGAATAAGATGAAGTTTAGTTTTGAAACGAGTATTCCTGTTCAATTTGATACTCTAGAGCCGTTAGAGGATTCTCGTTTTTTAAAGGCTAAAGTATGGGTATGTCACACAGGAAAAAATCTAAATAATTCTTATTTCTCTAAAGAAGTAATTCAAAATGCCATTCCTTCTTTAGCCAATATTCCGGTTTTAGGCTTTATTAGAGTAGACAATTTGAATGAGACTGATTTTGCAGGCCATGAACAACGAATAATAATTGATAAAGATGGAGCTAGATTAGAATATCTAGGTAGAGTTTATGGTCTTGTTCCAGAAACAAATAATGCGAAATTTGAAACTAAAATATGTGAAGATGGTGTAGAACGAGAGTTTCTTACCGTCGAAGTTCTTTTGTATACTAAGTTTCAAGAATGTATTGATATAATTCAACGAGATGGCGTTAAGGGACATTCTATGGAATTGCAGCCAAGCTCAATCAAAGGTAAGTTTAATAAAAATAATGAATTCGAATTCACTGAATTTAAGTTTGAGGGGCTTTGCTTGCTTGGGGATGATGTAACTCCTGCAATGCGAGGAAGTGTTCTTGAACTATTTTCTGCATATAACTACAATGATCAATTTGCGGAGATGCTCAAAGAGTTTAACTCAAAGTTCTCGCATTTAAGTAGCATTGAATTAAATGTTGCAAATAATAATCCACAAGGAGGGGAAAACGTGAACGAAAAGCTAGAATTGTTCACAAAATTTCCAACTTTAAAAGAGGAAGATATTGCTGATTTAAAAGCAAATATTGAAAGTTATTCTTTCGAGGAATTGGAAGCAAAATTAAATGAGTTGGTAGCAAATCAGCAATCTTCAGAAGGTCAAGTTAATGACACTAATATTAATTCAAATTTCTCTCTAACGGCTCAACAATTAGAACAAGAACTTCGTGCTGAATTGTCTAAAATGCGTTTCATTGATCGTTGGGGGGATAGTGTTCGTCAATATTGGTATATAGATCATGACGAAAATCGTGTTTATGCCGAAGATGGTCAAAATGGTTATTTGCCCGTTGGCATTAATTACTCACTTAATGGCGACAATGTTGAAATCGACTACTCAAGCGTTAAAAGAATTAAGTGGGTTCCTCAAGATCTTGAAGATGGCTCTGATACTATTTCTACAATGATGTCAGTTGAACGTAGTGAGGCAGAGGTTAGCAAAGTTAGAAATGAATATTCTACTTATAAGCAAGAAGCTGAAAGTAAATATGCTGAACTACAATCAAAATTCGCTTCAAAAGAAGCCGATTTTTCTTCTCTTCAAGAAGAATTTAATGAATTGAAGGCTCAATATGAAGAAGTGAATGGAAAATATACTTCTAAATTACAAAAAGAAAAAGAAGAAAAACTGAATAATTTGTTTGATAATTTCTCTAAAGAACTATCTGAAGAAGAGATTGCAGAAGTTAGGAAGCAAAAAGATGAATTATCATTCGAGGAACTTGAAACAAAGCTATTTGCTCTTGTTGGTAAAAAGAAAGCAAGATTCTCGTTTGAGACTAAAAAGCCTTCAATTATTGATTTGGAAATTGAAAATTATAGCAACAAAAAGAAAACAGGAAAATCTTATGATGAATTATTTGAGAAATATATCGATTAATAATCTTGAATATTTTCAAAAACGCGCTCTTTGAGCGTGTTTTTTATTTATAAAAATACTTTATCTATTTGAGGAGGAAATATTTAATATGGCAAATGGTGCTGTTCGTTTAGATAAGCTTCAAGCTGTATACAGCGGAAATATTGAGAGTGTTCTTGTTGGTGTTCAAACTGATAATGGTCGTCATGTTGTTCTTGGGTCGCCTGTTTCCGGAAAACGTGAAGTTTTTAATGCAGCTACCCCTACAGAAGTAGACACAGAAGAAGTTCTACTTATTGCATCTCCAGAAGTAACCTATGAGGCTGGTCAAAATATTCTTGATTTTACAAATAAAGCAGGTAGCGCCGCTCGTGCTTATCACTATACAGTTGGCGATATTGTAACAATTACTGATGACAATATTGATGGTACAAGCGTTGTAGGTCAATATCTAATTCCTGCAAATGGAACCAACAAACTCGTACCTTCTGCAACGCTTGGTTCTACACGATTTGCTGCCCAAGTCATTGAGAAAACTACTCTATATGGGCAACCTGCAACCGCTTATCGTGTAGTTAAAGTTTAATTATTAAAAATAAAATTTACTGATATATAGGAGGAATACATATATTATGAGTAATAAAGCAATTATTGATCTTGGTATTGATCTAGCACGCGGTTCTGTTTCACAATATTCCAGTGAACAAGCAAATGAAATTCTTCGAAAGGCTATGCTTGATCTTGCTGGTTGCGAAGATGGAAAGTTTGATTATAAGAAATTTCGTCGTAATCAAGTTGCTATTTTTGAAGTGCTAGAAGAAATTCTAGATGCAACTATTGAAGAAGGTATTAAAAATCAATTTGATGGATTTGTGGATTATCGTTCTACGCGATTTGGGGACAAGCTTTCTTTTAGGCGCAAAAATCATGATCTTTTCGAAATCTCCATGATCGCTGGCGGCACTAATAATTTACGTCGTCAACGTCTTAGTGACAGTTCTTTCACAATTGAAACGAACTGGGAAGGCGTAAAGATTTATGAAGAACTTGAACGTTTCCTTGCAGGGCAAGTTGATTGGGTTGGTATGATCAATACAGTTGATCGTTCATTCCAAAGTGCAATTGCATCTCGAATTTATCAAGCGGTTAAAGCTGCGTATAGCGGACTAACTGCTCCTTATTATGAATCTGGTTCTTGGGATATCGATACTTTTAATACAATTGTTGATCACGTTCAAGCGGCCACTGGAATGAAACCAATTGTGTTTGGTACTCGTGCTGCTGTTTCTAAGGCAGAACCAAAATATATTAATTACGGTCTAAGTAGTCTAGAACAACGCAATCAGGATGGCTATTTTAGGACTATTGATGGTATTACCTTTAGCGTAATCCCTCAAGCTCATATTCCTGGGACAGATACTTTCACTATTGATGATGATTTTCTATTGATCGTCCCTAACGGTGACGAAAAAATTATTAAGCTTGTAACAGAGGGAGAAACGCTAATTAAAGAAGTAAATGGTCAAGATAATGCAGATGATAGTCAAGAGTACACTGTTCGCAAGAAATATGGTGTTGGCGTTGTCTCTGCATCTAAATATGGCGTTTACATTCTAGCATAATTTAGACAATAATAAGTATGGAGAGGAGAAATCCTCTCCATTATTTTTAAGGGGAGATGGTAATTTAATGGCACGTTCGATTATTAGTAATAAAAATACTAATTCTGAATCAACTCAAACTACTCAAGAGACACAAAAAAATCAAGAGGTACAGAAAAAGCAGCGCGTAAGGCTTGATGAAACAATGCTTGTTTCTGTGGTAAGTCGTGTTAAAGGTGGACTTACATACGTATCTAGACAAACACAAATTCCGTATCGATGGGATGATTATGGTGTCGAACAAGTGATGGAATTGCGCGAACTACGTAGTATGCTTGGTTCTCAACGCAAGTTCTTTGATAGAGGTTGGATTGAAGTTTTAGACCCAGAAGTAATTGAGTATTTAAATTTAGAGCGATTCCAAAAGAAAGTTATTACCGATGAAGATGTTGACTACATTTTTTCAAATGCTAAACCGGAAGAAATCAAAGAATTGTTAGCCCAATCTTCAGCTAATAATAAGCGTATTGTTTTTGGTTTTGCAAGAGAGAAATATTTAAACGGTGAGCTTTCTAACATTCATATTATTAAAGCTATCGAAGAGGCACTTGGACAAAAATTAGACCCTAATAGTTAAGGGCGTGATTGTTGTTGGCTACAAGTTTTGAGAAAATTTACGATTGTTTTTGGTCGCAAATTAGTGATCCAGTATTACTTAAAAAAGATACTGATGACGCTCTAGTTTTTCGATTTCTCCAAAATTCCATCCCTAAATTTAAAAGATGTCAAAAAGATTTGTCTAGGAGAAATGAAAGTGAATTTGAGGAAGATTTGTCTGATGAGGAAATTTTGATTTTGGGTACTCTCATGGTTATCGAATATTTGAATCCCCAAATTATTACTTTGGAAAACATAAAACATGCTATGGGTTCTAGAGATTTTAACTTATCGAGTCAGGCAACTTTTCTTCAATCTCTTATTTCTCTGAGGGATATGAAAAAGTCGGAAGTAAATAAGTTAATTATTGATTATACTTATAACAATGGTAACTTAAAGGATTTGCGATGAGATGAGCTATAAAGATAAATATTTAAACATAATGTATGGGGATGGTATAAGAGATATTCGCATAAATAATACAAAACGTTTAATATATTCTACTTTTAAAGATGATCCTGCTTATTATCAAGTCCTAATAGCAAATGCAACTACTGAAGCAGCGATCCCAATAGATGTACATATCAATGATAAAAGTGATGTTCGAGACGAAAAATGGATAACGACATATTATGATAATCCACTCGAATATGGCAGCTACATCTATTGGAAAAAGTCTTGGTGGCTCAATATACACCTCGACGAGATGAGTGAAATATATCGCAGAGGAATTATTTCAAAATGCTATTCGAGCATCAAATGGATGGACGAAAATCGAGATATTAAAGAGGCGTTTTTCGCTTTTCGCATTAATACTCCATCTAACTTTGGTCTTGAAGATGGCAGGATTGTTGAGATTGGTAATGAGCGTAGACACATAATCATGCAGAAAAACGCTGACACAACAAAGATTGTTAAAAGTCAGCGTTTTATTGTTGATGAGCGTGCTTGGAAAGTTATCTCGATTGATCGACTAACAGAAGGATTAATTTATCTAGTCCTTGAAGAATCAGAAATAAATCCAGCTACAGATAATTTGGAATTAAGAATTGCGGACTATCATCCTAACATCTATTCTGTCGAGATTCGCAATGATGATAATTTATCCATTAATGTAAATCAAACTTTGCAATTAGATATCGTTGCTTACAAGAATGATATTCCAGTTTCTATCGATGAAATCAACCTTTCATCGTCTAATCCCGCGGTAGGAACCATTGATAAGCAAGGAATGTTTATTCCTTTGTCAGAAGGACAAACGACAATTGTTGCTGAGTATATGGGTTTGTCTGATAGTGTTGTAATTTTTGTTCGTAAAATTAATGTAAATAACTATACTGTTGATATTATTGGACCTGATTTTATTTATTCAGGACAAAAACAATTATATCAGGCTGTTTTTAAAAATAATGGTATGCTTATCAATGAGTCTGCAAAATTTTCATTGTTTGCTGATGATGGTATTTCTCAAACTAAGCTTGTGACAATTGATTCAATTTCAGGTAATTCAATTACTCTGAAGGCTGATACTAAGTTACTTGGTACTTTTGTATTGAAGGTAAAAAGCGATAATCAACTAATTTCAGGAGAAAAAATTATTCGAGTAAAAAGTTTAATTTAGAAGGGATGTGTTCGTTTGAGTACTGCAATTAAACGTCTTGGCGAACTTCGTGTAGAGAGCTTTGTGGAAGGAACAACAAATAATTGGCTAGTATATAAGCCATTGCCTAATTCTAAAATGCACACAAGTGTAGTTGATTATGATGTTGAATTTATTGCTTCTACTCCTTCTATACAAATCGCAGAAGCCGATTTAGACATACCAATCCCCGAAGGGTTTGCTTATGCTTTTTCGGTTGGGACTGACAACAAACTAAAAGTTGCATTTAGTAAAAGTCTTCACACAGATAAAACAAGCGCGATTAATGCTCTTAAGTGTGCAAGCATTACATATCAGGAAGGGAATTTAACACCTAACGGAAACCTATTTGTTCTAACGGTAAAAAATAGTCTAGGCGAAGAAATCCATCGGACCACTCCCATTACTCTTGACCAAATTAAAACGGTCATTTCGACATTTAATGACACAAGGGCAACTGAATATGATGGATCTATTGAGTTTGTAATCACTCCGGATTATTTGGTTTCTTGAGGATGATCTAAATGTCTCGTTTGAGAGAACTTAGCGAATATAAAAATACAATCATTCAACGTTTGGTAGGCAATATGAATATTTTAAAAGCAGTTTATTATCAAAATGAAAATTTCCTTGAACAACCAGACGTTTCAACTGACAAAGTGCTTTATTCAAATATTTTTCCTTATAATTTTATACCCTCTACCGACGAAGAATTGAGGACTATGAAGACATATATAACTTTGTCTATTTCTGATTACAAAAAAGCCGGAGGACCACAATTTAAAGCTGGAAATATTTTTATCAATGTTTTTACGCATAAGAATTTATTCCGAACAAATTACGGTGTACTTCGTGTGGATTATATAATTTCAGAAGTAGATGAGATTATGAATAGTAAACGTGGTCTTGGACTGGGACAATTAGAATTCGTTGGAATGAAAGATAGTTACTTTACAAGTGATTACAATTATCTTGGAAGTACTTTGCATTATAGACCTGTTGATTTTAACTGATTATTGTGTGTCCAATTGGGACGTGATTTTATATGTATTTTGATCGCTTGGCTGCCTTTTTGGGGAAGCCAATAAACTTCAATGGTATTGACTTATATTCACCAACAATAAAAGAAATTGTTGAAATTAGTGAAATAGAATATCGAATAAAGCTTGTGTTTGCTTCATTCGACAAAGAAAAAATGTTTCAAGACCTTTTTAAAATTTCTAATAAAGATTATGAAGAAATTGAAGATAAAGATGATTTTGATGTACTTACATCTCACCCACAAATTGTAAAATATGTTAGCGAGTCAATTTCTTTTTTTGCAAAAAAAGAAATCTATTTTGATATTAGAGATAAATCATTTTATTTTCTCAATAACCACCAAAAAGGAGTTTATTTTTTAAATAGAAACAATTATCAAAAATTCTCAGAAGTAATATTAAATTTAAATGGGATAGAAAAAGAACAAAAAATTGAATTCAAAAACGACAAAGTAAAGAAAAAATATAAGCAAATGTTAGCCTACAAAAAACAGTTTAATAAAGGTAAAGACTTTGAATTAAAAGATATACTTTCTGTTTTGTGTAATGCTGATGGCAATGGTATTAATATATTTAATGTTGACTCTTTGACCATGTATCAAGTAGCTGAACATTTTGAAAGATTGAGTGTCAAAGAAAAACATTATAGGATATTACAAGTTTGGGCAAACGGGCTTCTTAAAGAAAAAGAAACATTGCCTGAATGGATTGTAAAAACAAAATTATAATCATATTCAATCCGTCTTTATTGGACGGATTTTTATTTTTATATACAATAAGGAGGAAAATACATGTTTAACCTTGGACGTTATGCATTGCGTGACGTAATGAATATGCAAGCTTTTTATTTAGAAAATTCTACGCCCTTGATTTACTGGCCTTATGCAAATACTTCTAATATGAGCTTGAATGCTGATGCTGTATATGCAACCGGTGGATCTGGAGCACCGCGTCGTGTGAGCTTTTTCGGAAGCAAAACAGGTACCGTTACATTTGAAACACAAATGTTTTCTGCTGGAATTCTGGCAATTCTTTTTGGTACAGAAGTTGTTGAAGAAGCTACTTCTAATATCTTCAAAGTTTATAATGGTAAAGTAGTAGATAATGCAGGTGAATTAACTGTAACCCTTCCTAAAACTCCTGTCCCTGATGTTTTTCCTAGTGCATTTAAATTTGTAAATGGCGTAATTGTTTCACCTGTTGCAATAAATACAATTAATGGAGCCGAACTTGTACTTGATCCTGATGATGTACAAGCAGGAGATGAAGTTCAAGTATTTTATCAAGCTGCAACAGTTAACAAGGCATACCGAATTCCAATTGAAGTAGACAAGTATCCTCCATACTTAAAGATTGTAGGAGATACTTTCTTTGCTGACGAATTAACTGGTAAAATGGTAGATGCTCAGTTTGTATTTTATAAAGCTCGTGCTCTGCCAACCGCTGAACTTGCTATGGCTAACAGTGGCGATCCAACTTCATTATCAATTCAAATGGACCTATTTGGATTCGATGTTGAAGGAAAAAGTAAATTGTTTGATATCGTTTTACATGGAGATTGAGTGTGTAAGGGCTGAAAAATTCAGCCCTTTTCTTTTCATTCTTATATGAGCAAGAAAAAATGTGTTCAAATAAGAATGAAAAGAATATTGTTAAGCCGTGTAGAAATATGCGGTTTTTATTTTTTTAACGAATGAAATGTTGATTTCATGGTGTCAGCTATAGAACACAATATGTAGGTTTTGTTTTATTTTAAAACACAATATATAGGGGGATTGCTTATGGCTAGACAAAAACATTTGTCACTTGCATCAATTAACAAACAGCATTCAGCGGAATTTAATCAAGTGAAACGTGTAACGCTTAAAACTGGTGATTATTTGGATATCCAAATGAAATTTAGGAAAACTTCGATTCAACGACTTCTCTTGGACTATCTTGATATTCTTGAGCAGCTTAAAAGTAAAAATGTATCATGGGAAGTATTTAAAGATGCGACTTTTGTTTATTATATGCTTCTACTTAAACATTTTACAAGTTTAAACAATATCCCTCTTGAGATTGAAAAGATGGTTAAAGTATGTGAGAAGTTAATTGACCTAGATTTACTTGAGGAAATTCTTAATCACTTTGATCCTGAAGAAACGAAAAAAGTTCAAGACATGATTGAAAAAGTTCGCCAAAACAGTAACCTTATTGGAAATGCTCTTAGTGAAGCATTTGTAAGTGCTGTTGTCAATGAGCAAAATAAGGATGATTCGAATGCCAACATTCAAGAATCTGAATGACCTTTTTGCTTATGCTCAAAAGCAAGCGGCCAGTGTTTTGAAAAATGAAGTGGCTCAAGAAGTCAAGCAACAGATGCACGAAGTTATTGAAGAAGTTACATATGAGCAGTATGAACCACTTCAATATATTCGAACTCATAAATTATCTGATGTTGCTAATATGGAAGTTACAGTTATTGATGATGATACGATTGAGATTATAAATACCAGACATGATGGTGAAACAGATGTGGCTAGAGTGGTGGCTACAGGTATTGGATATAGTTGGCTTAACTCCCCTATTGCCCAAGCAAGACTTGAGCGGAATTTCTATGAAGATACATATAACTTTTTAAAGTATAACGGTAGGCATGTTAAGGCCATGAAAGAAGGATTAAAAAAACGTGGCTTTAATGTTAAGTGATTTTGGTTTGATGAAGAATATTTGGAGGTGATCTAATGGCAAGAAAAACATTTAAAAAGAAAATTACTGATGAAGAACTATTAGCTCAAATAAGACCTGAAAATATAAAAATGATGGAACGATTTTTGAAAGATAAAAATATGAAATGTTCTGATGAAACAGTTAACGCTTATAGGAGCGATCTAAATATATTCTTTACATGGAATCTTTTATATAACGACAATAAATTTTTTGTGGATATAAGGAAAATTGAGTTCTCTGAATTCTTTAGTTATGGGATTGAAGAATTGAAATGGAGTCCAAATCGCTTTAGTAGAATGAAAGCATGTTTAAGTAGCTTTTCTAATTTTATAGAGAATTTCTTTGACGATGTTTATCCAAACTTTAAAAATGTTATTTTAAAATCCATTGAGAATCTAAAGAAAAACCCTGTAAGAGAAAAGACCATATTATCTGAAGATCAGATAAATGATCTTTTAAAATATTTAAAAGATGAATTAAAACGTCCTCAAGAAGCATGTTTGCTTGCGCTTGCTATAAGTTGTGGGGCGAGGGCTTCAGAGTTGCTTAGGTTTACAACATCTCTTATTGACGAGAATAATACCGCATTTGATGGTATGTTTATAGAAACCACAAAGCCCATAAAAACTAAAGGGCATGGTAAACAGGGCAAGTTGCTTTATAAGTATATTTTAAAGGATTATTTTATGCCTTACTATAAAGAATGGTTAATTGAACGTGAAAAGATTATGAAAGAGAATAACAAAGATCATGAATATATTTTTGTAAAACCAAATGGTGAACCAGCAGTATTGAGTACAATTAGAAGTTGGAGCGAGAAATGGGAACGGTTTTTGGGAGTTCCTTTTTATTTTCACTCATTACGACATTATATTGTTACTCATTTAACAAGATTGGGATTAGATTCTGATTTTATTATTGAAATTATGGGATGGACTTCTTCTGATATGTATAAGATCTATAATGATTTAACTGCAAAAGAACGCCAATGGAAAGGTTTAGATAAATTGAAGGCCCATTTAAACAAAGACGAATAAAATACAAAAAATACATAGGGAGAGATTAACATGAAATTATACAACTATGAGCTTGAAGGCTTCATTTCATTTTTGTATCGCCTAAAACTTGTTGATTATCATAGTAGGATGCGAACTCGTTTTATTAAATTACTTGATGAAAGATTAAATCAGTATAAAGATGAGTATTTTGGCTTAGTTAAAGAGTATTCAAATCTTGATGATAATGGTGATCCTAAAATAATCAAAGAAGAGAACATCGAAAGGTACGATATTAAAGATCCTAAAGCTTTCAAGAAAGCTGTTGAAGAATTACTTATGGAAGAAGTAATTATCGATGAAACTGAAGAGCGCAAAAAGATGCTTTTAAGCGTTAGAGATTCTATATTAAATTGTGGTATAGAATTTGAAGGTGATGAAGCTTTAATTTATGATCGCTGGTGTGAAGTAATAGAGAACGTTTATGGTGGTGAAAAATATCAATGAAGATAAAAAGCGAAAATTTCGAAATTGACTGTTCTATTCAAGAATATAAAGAATTGCTTGACTATAACATTGACTTACTCGAAAAAATATCTAGTAGCAAAAATGAAAACATAACATACAACATAAAAGTTGATGGGAATACTTTTGATCCTAACGTTGTATTCGAAGAATTAGCAACTCATTTTCTTTAAATAATAATATAAAGTTTTGACTAAATATGAAATTTGTCTTTCATGCGGAAACAAAGAAGCCGAAGCATATTCGGCTTTTTTCTTTTTGTATGAAAAGTCCGATGGAATAGTCTGATTTTAGGTTATTCCTTTTTTCAATGATTAAGAAAAGGGGCGGTTAAAGTGGCTGATGATTTAAGGATTATAATACAGGCAACGCTTGATACATCTGCACAAGCGGTTACTAATTTGGATAAACAAATTGCTGAATTATCTAAAAAAGTATCAGCGTTGGATTTGAAAATTAATGTAGATACAGATACATTAAATAAATTTATTTCATCCATTGAGAGAGTAAAAAAGATTGCTGTTGATGCAAATAAAATTGTTAGCGAAACTCAATATGTTTACAAGAAGCTAGATGGTTCTGTTGAAACGGTAACAGAAAAAGTAAACAAAATGGGCGAGGTAATAAAGAAAACCCGTATTGTTCACGATGAAAATAAAAAAGCGGCTCAACAAGAAACTAAAGTATTAGATGATCAGCGAAAAACACTTGAAGATTTATTAAATGAATATGATCGTTTCAGTAAAAATGTTCGAACAAAAAATACTTATAATGCCAATGGAGAATTAATTGGCGCTGTTCACACTCTTCAAGATAAAACTAATAATAATAAATTAGTAGTTAAAACCAATAACGAAGGTTTTGTTACTAACTATTCGGAGATTGAAGAGTATTTAAAGAACTATAAGGATGCAGTAGCGGAAGAAAAACGCATTGATGACGAGAGAGTTAAAAATTATAACGAAACGTATCGAACACGAAAAGCAATTGAACAGCAAGCATTAAAAGAAGAAGAAATTTATATTCGTGCTCATCAAGAGAATGCTAAAAAAAATCTTGATTTCGAACAATCTATTGCAGATAGAAGAGCAAAGATCGACGACCTAATGCGTCGTTTTGGTGCAGATAAGAATGTAGCACAACAATTGAAAGAAGTAAACGAACAACTTTCAAATATAAAATTTAGTGGTAACAATGGACTTACTGGAATTAGTGGTAACTATAAAACCGCTTTAAGAGATATTGATATAGGACTAAAAAATATTACTGCTTCTGCTAAAACAGCAACAAGCCATACAATAGGTTTTGGTGAAGCCTTGTCAACTGCGATGCAGAAGTTTCCAGTGTGGATGGTTGCGACAACGGCTTTTTATGCACCATTGCATGCTCTCCAAGATGGAATAAAATATGTGTATGACCTTGATACTGCACTTACAGATTTAACAAAAACATCTGATCTTACTAAAGATGGTTTTGCTTCATTTACGAAACAAGCTACACAAACTGCGAATTCAATTGGTGCGCTTACTCTTGACGTTATAAAATCAACTACAGAATGGACACGCTTAGGATATTCTTTAGAGCAAGCACAACAATTAGCAAAACAAACTGCTATTTATCAAAATGTTGGTGACATACCTAGTGCAGAGCAGGCTTCTGAAAATTTGATTTCAGCGATTAAAGGTTTTGGAATTGAAGTTGATGCTCAAGGTAAAAATATAGAACATTTGGTGGATGTATATAACGAAGTAGGTAACAAATTTAGTATTAGCTCTGCTGGCATTGGTGAAGCGGCTAAACGTGGTGCTAGTGCTTTGCATGAAGCAGGAAACACGATGGAAGAAGCTGTAGCTTTGATTACTGCCGCCAATGCTTCCGTTCAAGATCCAGCTAAGGTTGGTAATGCTCTAAAAACTATTTCGTTAAGACTTCGTGGTATTAGCGAGGATGGAGAAGATCTATCCGATTTGGTTCCAACATTGGAAAAGAATTTTCAATCTATTGGATTAACACTAAAAAAAGATGAAACAACTTTTAAAAGTACATATGAAATCTTTTCTGATTTAGCAAAAGTATGGGATCAACTTAATGGTTTTCAACGTTCAAATATCCTTGAATTAGTTGCAGGTAAAGAACAAGCAAACGTTGCATCTTCATTGATTCAAAACTGGGAAGATGCTGAAGGGGCTTTAGAAGCTGGACTTAATAGTTTTGGTAGTGCCGCTAGAGAAAATGCCAAATATCTTGATAGCTTACAAGGACACGTAGCACGATTTAGAAATGCAGTTAATGATTTCTGGGGTTCCAATGTAATGTCTGATACACTAAAGGACATTGTAGACACTGGAACAACTTTAATTTATGTTTTAAAAAGTCTTACTGATACTTTTGGCGGATTAAATCTTATTATTTTTGCAGTTACCGCTTCATTGCTAAAATTCACAAGTGCGGGTAATTCTCTATCTAAAACAATTACACTAACTATTCCCGGCGCAATAAAATTAGGTAGTACAATAGAAGATCTTAAGAATAGAATTAATGTAATGTCTACTGCACTCACCAGATTCCCAAAAACTGTCCAAGCAGCAGGTGCAAGTTTAACTACTTTAAGACTTGCTTTAATAGGTACTCAAGTGGCCGCGGCTGCCTTAGAAACGACTTTAACTTTGGGACTATCTCTTGCTATTACAGCTATTGCTAGTGGAATTACTTCATTAGTAGGACATTATCAGAAAGCAAAACAAAAACAAGAAGAATATGCCGCTTCCGTCAAACAGGGCTATGAAGATTTTAAAAGCAATATTGATCAAGTAAACGCATTAGCAGATCAATATGAAAAGCTGTCAAATATAAAATCTCCTAGTACAGAAGATCATCAGAAACTACTTGATGTACAACAAAAATTAAGTGAAATTTTGCCTGAAGTTGTACAGGGATATGACCAAGAAGGAAATGCTATTTATGCGAATGCATCCGAAGTTAAAAAGTTAGTCGAAGAGTATAAAAAATTGAATTATGAAAGAGCAAAGTATATATCTGATACTCTAGCGGATAATGCAGAAGAAGATGCAAAAAAAATAAGTGGATTAAGAGAAGAAATTATAGAATTAACCAATGACTACAAAGAAGCTTCAGCAAATTTTGAAGCTCTTAATTTTATTAAGAAATTTTTTAATGAAAATAATTTGTCTGAGCTTGATCAATTTTCTGATGAATATCAAAATAAGATTGAAGAATTACATAAAGGTGTTCAAAGCATTTTTGATAAATACGGAGTAGCAACTAATGAAACTGCATTTACCGCAAAAGCTTTATTTGATTTTAAAGAGATTGATCAATCAATTGAAGAAGCGCGAAGTAAAAGTTCCCGTATACAGTCTGAAATTAAAACCAGAAATGATGAAATATTGCAACATCAAAAAACATTTATTGAAGGCTTTCAAGCTTATAATGAAACCTTATTTAATGATTTTAATATTGCAGATGATAATATAAAAAATTTCTTCAATAAACTGTCAGAAGGATTTGTTGAATCCAATAATATTTCTAAAAGTAATTTCAAAGACATGATAGCTAATTACAGGCAATTCGTTGATGAAATTATTAACCTGTATCAGAGTGGTAAATTAGACTTAACAAAATTGGATTCTTTTGATGGTTTACAAGAATTAAAGATTCAATTAGAAAATTTACAATCGGATTTTAAAGGATTTACGATACCTGTATCAGTTATTGATAATTTAATAAGTAGTTTATCAAATAACGTCAAACAGGGAACTCAAGATTTCTTTGATTATGAGAAAATATTTACAAAGCTCAAAGATACATTTGAGGAAGTTGGAAATGAATTAAAACCTTTAAATCAAGCGTTGTATGATGTTTCTAAGGGACAATCTTTAACAGCAGATACAGTAGCTGATTTGGTACTTCAATATCCACAACTTGCAAGTGCTGTCAAAAAGACTGTTGATGGATGGACTATTGAAAAAGAAGCGCTGGAAGCAGTTAGACAAACCAAACTTGATTATTTAGAAACAAGTCAATTCGCAGAAGCTGGTATAACTAACGAGCTTTATAAGCAGGTTGAGCAACGTCTTGCAGCTTATGGATTAGAATTAGATATGATTAGTGATTTAGCAAGCGCAAGAGAAGCAGCGGCCAAAATTTTCTATGATGAGAAAAATAAATCTGACACTCCAATTATGATGGGTGGAGCATTAGTTGGATGGGAACCTAATGAAGAGGCTCAACAAGCTATTGAAGCTTTATTTAAAATTGGGAAGATTAGAGAAGAATTTAATAATAGACTTAAAAAGCTATATGCTGATCCGAATTTAGGTGTAAGTAAGCCAAAATCAAAATCTAAAAATGAACCGGATTTTATTGATCCCATTCAAGCGAGAATCAACGCAATAAACAAAGAAGCTCAAGCTCGCGCCGAACTAAATAAAGTAACTGAAGAGCGCGTAAAAGATTTAGAGTCCGAAGAAAAGTACGCTCAAGCACTCGAAAAAACAAATGTTCTTTTAGCCAGCCAACAAAAGGAAATCTCTCTTTTAAATCAAGCAAATGCTCAATTGCAAGCTGAACAAGAAAAATTACAACGTAGCTCAAAGTATGATATGTCCAAATGGACAGATGACAATGGAGAGCAAACAGAAGCATATATCAAACTATATAATAGCTTATCTAAAAAGGCACAAGAATCACTATCAAAACAATTTAATGAGTGGCAATTACTTGATAAAGCTATTATTAGTAATAAGAATTCAATTGACGAATTAAATTCGAGTATCCAAGACACAATTAAATATCGGAATGAATTAAAATTAAAGAGCAC